TCTGTTTCGTTGCCATATTCAATTTGAAAGTTGCTGACAATTCGTGTGAACTGCAATAAAAATCTGCGTATTTGCGCATCGTAAAAAAACATTTGACTCATGATTAACTCGATTTCTGGCCCGGTTGTGTATCAGGTGGCGGATTGGGATCCTGAAAACCTTTCTGGTCTCCATTGTCTGCACGTGGTCTCAGTATCTGGCTGAGACTCTGACGTTGTGGGATATTACCAAGATCTGTTGTGGACGTAGTGTATGTATTGTTGACAAAGCCCGACCGTAAAGTATCATTGGTAGGCCCGTTGTTGAGATTTGTTCGCACTTTGTCCTCAATTTTGACCCAACGTCGGCTGTCGTAGCGGAACAGTCGATTGGGAAAGTAATCCACTCGCAAGCAGTAGTCGCCGGCCACAGCACCCAATGGGAATTGTACTCCTGAAGTAACTGGCAGCCCATTTGGCGGAACCCCATCACCGGACAAGTAGCCCACGGTATAGCCATCGGCCTTTGATGTGACATTCATGCCACCTTGTGTACCATCCACTGTGTCGCCACTCTGGTTTGTTAGACCAATTGGATTGGCTGGTTGTCCGTTGTCCAGGGTAGGCACAACATACAGCGGTTTGACATCGTAACCACTTAGTGGAACCTCTACATCTGCCTGTGTGAGTATGGCATCGTTGATTTGATTGTCTTTGGGACGAGTGCTGAACACATCGCTTTGTGTAAGTGGAGTATACAATTGCCAGTAGTCAGTGTTTGTGATGTCTGTACCAGCAGGTACGTTTTGTCGGGCTTGATAGTACACATCGCCGTAGTTGGTAATCCAGCCAGTGGGATAGAAGTTGCCGTTGTCCCAGATATTTTCGCTGACCACAGGTTTCTTGAGTATGTCTTTGAACTCTTGATTGTTGGTCATTGGTGTGGCCTTCACACGCCAGGTGTGTGGCAACCAGGTTTGGCTCATGCCCTCTGTGGCATAGTCAGCATCTTGCACCACATAGTAACGAGGTAATGGCTGGGGAATAGACGGGTTCAATGGATAGTAATCTTTTAGATTGGGCACTTCTAGCACGTCACCGTTCATGATTTTACGTCCTAATATGTCAATCATGTCGTTGAAGTGGAATGTGATGAACAACGTATCGTTGTTCAAGAACAGGCCAAATTGTGTTAGATCAAAGTCAATGTCTTGATGATTGTACACGCCACGCATGCAATACACGTCTGGATCGTAAATTCTGTCACGGTTTTCTAACAACAGGAGATCTTGGATGTTCAAAGGATCCAAGTTATCATAAGTGGGCTGGGTGGCATCACCGTTGCCCGAAAATGCACTATCTTCGCCTCCGGTTTGCGGTCCCATGTATCGGTGCAGGAAAATGTCGAGGCCACCTACAGTGTATTGCTCACTTATGATGCGGTCAAGGAATTGATAATCTCGAGTCCGGTTGGGCCGGTACATGCTCAGGCGTGGAATTTTAATTCTCCTAAAATTAATTTACAATTGTCGTTGTGCCAGCGTATTAAATTTGATTGGCCACCTACAACTGTCTTACAATGTTGACATTGAAATTTAGGTTTTGGGACTTTAAGTTTTGCAAGAGTTTCTTCTGTGTGTTTCTTTCCAAAAAAGTGATTGCTCTCTCCAGTTAGTCTTATTCCAAACATGTGATTTTTGTCACCTGTGGTGGCTAATCGTTTCTCACCTTTGCGCGATTTATTGACACTAATCATAGTTTTTCTTCTAATTTCTTTGGCATCGATACTTTCATTGTCAGCACGTTTTCTAGCCGCTTGTTTTAATTTTTCTTTCCAAGACTCACTGAACTGCCTATTTTTAAGCATTACATTTAATTGAATCTTAAGGTTCTCGTATATTCTTGATGTAATTTGATATCTGGGTTGGCTAGAATTTTTGCTATGCATCATTCGCTTACAAGCATAGGCCATTTTTTTTTGATTTACTCCGGTAACCATCTTGGTAAGCAACCAATGGCAAACAAAATGCTCACGGGCAGTAAGCCTAACCAGATTGTCTATGCTATTGTTTCCTCCGAGGCTTTGGGGAACAATATGATGTTTCTCTGTATAAACATCTCGTGGCAAAATTCGAGCCCCTGCTTGCCCGACGAGTTGATTATACCAACGTGTATATTTGCTATCATTGAAGATCATGCAGTATTTATGGGCGGTTGACCAATAAATCCCAAAGTGCTATAATTACTGTATTACCACTAAAGGAGCCCTGATGAAACCCATTAAACTGCTGAACCCCCGTAGTTCTGATACCAATGTCATGGGTGGAGAGCCTCCGTGGAAAACACAACCCACAGAAAATCGCATCAGTGCCCTGAGCAAAGCATTCAGTTGGTACAACTATTTTTACGGCAAAAAAGATGCTCGTGAAATGATTGTGAACTACTTGGAGTCGCAGGATCGCAAGGCAGATGTGCGAGTACTAAAAAGCATTCCAGATTCGGCTATACGCCTAACCACAGGCTGGTTATGTCGCATGAAGATGGTGGGATTAGAGTTAAGCGAAACAGAACAGATCAAACTGGACAACTTGCTAAAAGAAATTTTATCCAGCAAACAAACAGTTGAGGCGGATGCTGAGCCAGCCCAAGAAGGACCAGCCCGGCCTAACATACAAGATCGCCTGAGAGAAAAAGTTGGCGAGTGTGCGGCTGAGTTGGATGGCATGTTTGATGAATTTATGATGGCCGGTGCCAAGATGTCAGCAGACTACAAGCCTATCATGGTAATCCGTGGTATGAACGTGGCGCCACAAATGACCAGTGAAATCTCCAATCGTTGGAAACGCAAACTGGCAGAGTTTGAAGAGGCAGTGGCGGGCAAGGATCCATTGCTGGTGGAAGCATACTCGTACCTGACCAAGATTCAATTGCGTAATTGCGTAAAGTTTTGCGAAGCGGTGATCAACGACTGCGGTGCTTATGTTCAGATCAAGAAAGTGGAACGCAAGCCACGCAAGGTCCGGACAGTACCCCCAGAGAAACGTGCGGCCAAGTTCAAACACACAGCAGAGTTTGTGGAACTCAAACTCAAAGGACTGCCAGCCGCAAGTCTAGTGGACAAGGCCGAAGCCTGGTTGTACGATACCAAGAAACGCAAGTTGATTCATGTGGTAGCAGACAGCCATACACAGGCATTTACCATCAAGAACAACAGCATTATTGGTTACAGTACTGTGGAAACACTGCAAAAAACTGTGCGCAAACCAGCAGATGTTGTCCGAGCCATACAGGCCGCAGGCAAGCCAGCCTCTAGAAAGATCTACCGGGATCTAACCACTACAGAAACACCCTGGAATGCCCGGGGTACTGAGAACTTGATCATACTTAAAGCCTGGTAAATAAGGGGGAACGGAGTCTCCCCAATGGCTGAACAAAATACCTTACCCGAGTTAAAGCAAAATCTTATTGAGTATTGCAAATTGACCATGGGTGATCAAATCATTGATCTTGAATTAGACCCTGCACACTACGAAGCGGCATATCAGCGTACTCTAGGCGTTTATCGCCAACGTGCTCAAAATGCCTATGAAGAAGCCTACATCTTCATGGAGTTGATTCGAGATCTCAACATTTATACTTTGCCACAGGAAGTGCAAAGTGTACGTCAAATTTTTCGCAGAACATTTGGCGACTCAACAGGACCGTTTGCATCAAATTTTGATCCGTTTGCACAGGCAAGTATCAACGTTTACCTTATGAACTTCAACGTGGCAGGTGGCTTGGCCACATACGACTTCTACTCACAGTATGTTGAACTTGCTGGACGCATGTTTGGTGCATACATGAACTATACCTGGAATCCTGTGACCAAGAAACTGCAACTGATTCGTGATCCAAAAGGCACTGGCGAAAATGTCCTGCTCTGGGTGTATCAGACCAAACCTGAAATCCAGTTGCTGAGTGACTACCAAATTCAGCAGTGGATTCGGGATTACATGGTTGGTGCTTGTAAAATGATCATTGGTGAAGCACGTGAAAAGTTCTCGACCATTGCTGGACCACAAGGTGGCGGGCAACTAAACGGTGCCGCAATGAAGAGCGAAGGGCAAGCCATGATGGATGCCAAAATTGAAGAACTCAAAATGTACGTGGATGCAAGTCAGCCACTTACTTGGGTGATTGGTTAATTAAGCAATTTACGGGCCGCATCTCGTGCCCGTTTCTTTGCACTAATAATTGCCTTGGTTTCAGCAGACTGCACTCTACCTTTTTGACCTTGGCTTATTTTTAGTTTGTGCTCCTCAGTGAACGCTCTACCTTTAAGAGTTTGGCTTCGTTTAAAATTAGATTCAGCAGTTTGCTTCTTTCCTAAATTAAATGCCCGCAGTTTATTTTTTGACTCTTCGGTCCATACTCGTTCTTGATTAGATTTAATACAAGCCAATTTTCTTTTTTCCGACGGAACAAGATTAAACGTGCCGTCTCCGCCGTCGGTTAAATTTCGAAGTATTCCTGTCTCTAAATCTTTGCGACCATACCATCTTATCAATTGTCGCTCAATTGCAAGAGCACCGATATTGGTAAGATTGGATTCTACTATCACAATTCTATTAGCATCAGTAGGAATTTTGACATTGTGCTGTTTGGCCCAGGCTCTGTATCCTTTGCCTTTTCCGATATAGTATGGAGTTAGATCTGATTTACGCAGATATGCATAAACGTAATAGTTAGGTGGATAAGTATTCATGCTGATAGTTCCTCATAAACTGTTAGAGCCGGTGGATATGTCCAGTATCGCGATTGGCACCTTTATTTACCATAACAGTTGATATTTTTTAGATGTTAACGTATAATGTTAATATGAGTTCACTAATGATCGACATCGAAACCATTGGGGTGGCACCTGCTGCCACCATCTTAACTATAGCCGCCCAATCATTTGATCCCTTGGGTTCTGGGTATTATAAACAATATTACTACGCCAGGGTTTCATTAGAAAGTCAAGAAAATCGAACTATCGATGACAGTACTTTAAATTGGTGGGCAACCCAACCTACCCATGCTAGAGAAGAAGCATTTGCTGAGGATGATCGTGTTCCGTTAGATCAGGCTCTAGATGAGTTAGGCAAACTCATCTGGACTAGTAAATTTTTGTATTGTCAAGGGCCCACGTTTGATTGCACGATTCTTGAGCATGCCTACAAGAGTTATGGCAAAGCCCTGCCTTGGAAATACTATATGGTTCGAGATAGCCGCACAGTGTTTAGTCTGTGGCCTGAACTACCAATCCCTCCCACCAGCCACCATGCCCTAGAAGACTGCCGTAGACAAATAGGCATGTTGCAAGCAACACTTCAACATCTCAAAGTAACAGAACTCAAATGAAAAGCAATTGGGAATACACAAAAAATCAAAGTAAATATCATTTTGATGATACGAGAATCGACAAGCCCGGTGAGTGGTTTCGAATACTAGGACGTTACCAAAACACCTGGGCCCAAGAACTTGAGTATATCAAGCGGCACACTCGACCCATGACCTGGCGCAACAGAAAAAGTACCGTGGCAACGCCAAGACCCACAAGTCTGAGCCCTCACATAGAACAAGAAGAATATGATATTGTGCAGGGTGGGGGAAACCCTGAAATGGAACTGACAGATGTGTTTGATGATTTGGACAGGGTGCCCAATATCAAGCAGTTGTCTGCACAGTTTGCACTAGAGCAAGAAAAAACACGAGTGCATGTACAGCGTACCGGACAGGTGTTTAATCAACACATTGACAAGTTGGACATGGTATATCCTGATAGTGATCCTGCTGACATTGTGAAGTTGGTTGTGATGCTGGAAGATTGGCGCCCTGGGCAGTTTTACATTTATGGAACATGCACATACACACACTGGCAAGCCGGAGATGTGCATTGGTTCGACTGGGCAAACACTCCACATTCAACAGCAAACGCAAGTCACTATCCTAGATACAGTGTCAATATCATGGGACTGCGGACAAATAAAACTGATTTAGATATTTTTAAAAAGGATTAATATGATCATTGGCATCTGCGGATTTATAGGGTCGGGCAAAGATACTATTGCTGACTATCTTGTTAATTTACATCATTTTCGTAGGGAATCATTTGCATCAACTCTTAAAGATGCTGTGGCACAGGTGTTTGGTTGGGACAGAACCATGCTTGAAGGGCGCACAAAACAAGCCCGAGAGTGGCGTGAGCAAGTGGATCCATGGTGGGCCGAACGCTTGCACATGCCCACTTTAACTCCACGTTGGATCTTGCAATACTGGGGCACAGAAGTGTGCAGAGCCGGATTTCATGACGATATCTGGATTGCCAGTTTAGAAAACAAACTGCGTCACAGCCAAGATGATGTGGTGATTTCAGACTGCCGTTTTCCCAACGAAATCAAGGCTATCAAAAGTGCAGGTGGCCGGGTTATTAGAGTGACTCGTGGGCCCGAACCCTCTTGGTATGATGCGGCGGTGAGTGTAAATCGTGGTGCCAACGGCAACTCAACCTGGTCAATTAGTCACAGAAAATTAGAAAAATTTGGCATCCATGCTAGTGAAACTGCCTGGGTCGGCACGGACTTCGATGTGTTATTAGACAACAACGGCACCCTAGACGATCTCTACCAGCAAGTCAAATCATTGGTCACAAGTCCGGCTCAAGATCTCCCCGACGCCAAGTAACGTCACTACGCTTGACCTCTACACCGCAGTTCAAACACACAGTTCGTAGATTGCGTTGATTGCTGTTGTTTAGATCACCGTCCAGGTGAAACACAAACAATTGACTGGAATATCGTGCTTTGAACCCGCATTTGTCACATGCAGGTTTTTTCTTGTAACCATCCAATTGCCAACGAGGCACCGGCGCCTTTTGTTTGCGACCTCGACGTTGGCAAGCAGTACACATGGATCTATAGTACACACGGTCATATTTGTGATAGGCCACTGCACGAGGCAACACCCCACACACTTTACAAAACGGTCTCATGGGGTATTTAGCACACGAACCTACATGTAGGTTGTTCAAACTGGGTGTTTTTGGCGTTTGCCAATAAATATCTACAACTTGAAAAGGAAACCATTATGGCTTTAACATCACCAGGCGTAGAAGTAACAGTAATTGACGAGAG